ACAGGACCCACAGGCCCCACAGGACCAACTGGTGCAACAGGTCCTACTGGACCTACTGGTGCAACTGGCGCTGATGGACCTACTGGTGCAACAGGACCCACAGGACCCACAGGACCCACTGGTGCAACAGGTCCTACTGGACCCACTGGTGCAACAGGTCCTACTGGACCCACAGGACCAACAGGACCCACTGGTGCAACAGGTCCAACAGGACCCACTGGTGCAACAGGACCCACAGGACCCACTGGTGCAACAGGTCCCTCTTCAATAGCTGATGGGTCTGCGGCCTCACCTGGATTACCGTTTACGAATAGCAATGGAACTGGATTTTATCGTCCTACAGCCAACACAATAGGATTTGTAACAGGAGGTGTTGAGCGACTACGTATTGATTCTTCTGGTAATATTAGCGGTGGTAAAATTCAAGGATTTACTGAATTTGCAAATACTGCAATAAACAGTGGTACATCAAAGACTATACCATCAAATTCTAACGTAATAAGATATACATTAAATGGTAATTTAACATTAACCTTACCATCAAGTCAACCAGGATCAACTTCAGCAGTAAAAACAATTGTTATCTTTTTAAAACAAGATGCAACTGGAAACCGTACATTTACACTTGCAGCACCATCTGGCGAAACTTTGCTATTTAATAACTCCTCATCTCAACCAGCAGTAGTAGCAACAGCAAATAAAAGAACAATATACACTTGTATTAAATTTGATTCAGATACAGTGTGGTATGTTTCACAATCATTTATAGAATCTTAATCGTTGGACTAAACTATAATCGTCATTAATTGATATAAATAGCAGTATAAAATTTATTAGTCATGGAGTCATATATGAATGGTGAGTGGTGTTATTTTCATAATTATTTTTCGAAAGATGAATGTGAATCAATTATTGATCTAGCTAAAAAAACAATTAATCCTCAACAAGCGACAATGGGCGATGAATCGCGTGACGCGAGTTATATTAATGATTATCGCAAAAGCGAAATACGTTGGATTTATCCAACAATGACTGAATTTGAATTTGTCTTTGATAAAATGTGGAAGATGGCCGTTAAAGCTAACGATGAATTTTTTAATTTTCATATGTCGCGCTTAAATTATCTTCAATTTGCTTGTTATAATGAAAAAAATCAGGGAGAATATAAACGCCATCATGACGTATTCTGGATGAATAAAGATTCTAAGTATCATCGCAAACTCTCGGCTACAGTGCAATTATCCGATCCATCTACATATATCGGTGGCAATTTTGAAATATATAATGTACAAGAAAAAATAGATGAAAATAAATGTCGTGATCAAGGTACTGCAATATTTTTTCCATCATTTTATGATCATGCTGTTACACCAGTAACAAATGGTGAAAGATGTTCACTTGTTGCATGGTTTGAAGGACCTAAATGGAGATAATCATTGAAAACTGAAAAAATGAAAAAATTATACTATAGGTTAATTAAAACATGATGAGATTTCATATTCTTGGCTTACCTCATACAGTAACAAATAAAGATTATGTAGCGTGTGCATATACGCAAAAGGTGCTGAAATTTGCGAAAATGATGCGTCAACGTGGTCATTATATTATTCATTATGGTCATGAAGATTCTTATCTTGATTGTGATGAACACGTTACAGTCGTAACAAATGACGTATTCAATGAAGTTTATGGCACGCATGATTGGAGAAAAAACTTTTTTAAGTACGATCTTAATGATAAATGTTATAAAACATTTTATCACAACGCCATTCGAGAAATACAAAATAGAAAACAATACAAAGATTTCTTGCTTCCATTTTGGGGAACAGGGCATAAACCTATTTGTGATGCACATAACGATATGATTGTTGTAGAACCAGGAATAGGATATCCTAGTGGGCATTTTGCTCGATGGAAAATATTTGAATCTTATGCAATTTATCATGCATATTATGGTCTTAAATCTGTAGGTGAATGTAAGCAAGATTGGTATGATGTAGTTATACCTAATTATTTTGATCCAGATGATTTTGAATATAGTGCAGAAAAAGATGATTATATGTTGTTTATTGGTCGAGTATATGAAGGTAAAGGTGTCAATATTGCGATACAAGCAACAGAAAAGACTGGTGATAAATTAATTATTGCTGGACAAAATACTCTAAGTGCTATGGGTTATAAAGAAACACCTAAACATGTAGAGTGTATAGGTTTTGTAGATATAGAAACTAGAAAAAGACTTATGGCAAGAGCGAAAGGTGGATATATTGCAAGTCTTTATAATGAACCTTTTGGCGGTGTACAAATAGAAATGTTATTTTCAGGTACACCAACAATAACTACTGATTGGGGCGCTTTTACAGAAAATAATATTCATGGAGTAACTGGTTATCGGTGCCGCACTTTTGATCAGTTTGTTTGGGCCACTAAAAATATTAACAAAATATCATCAGAAGTGTGTAGACAATGGGCTATTGAAAATTTTTCATTGGAAAAAGTTGGTTATATGTACGAAGAATATTTTGATATGGTATTAAATGTTCATGGCAATGAAGGATGGTATGAATTTACAAATCGTCGTTGGTCTTCGTACCCAGCAGAACGTACAGAACTTAATTGGCTAAAAAAATCTTTTCCAGAAGTAAAAGAAACATTTGATCATGAAGAAATGACGAAAGAAGAAAAAAATCTTGCAAAAAATACTATTGAATGGATAGATAATACATTATCTCCAAAGACATTTCTTGATATTGGTTGTGGTCCTGGTTCTTATGTGGCCGCATATTCAAATAAAAATTTAAATGTATTTGCAACTGGTATAGACATAGACAAACGTGTATTTTCTCAGACAAATTGTTTTTTAGATAATCTACTTGAATTAAATGGAAAAAGAACGGCAGAAGTTGTCATGTGTCTTGAAGTAGCAGAACATATAGATCCAAGACATGCAGATACAATAGTATCTAATGTTTTTCAATCTATTTTGCCTGGAGGATATTTAATATGGTCAGCAGCAAAACCTGGACAGAGTGGAATAGGACATATTAATTGTCGTCCAAAAAAATATTGGGTTGATAAATTTGTTAAATTGGGCCTTATTGTAGATGATGAATTAAAAGAAAGTTTATTTGAAAGTGTAAAAAAAGAATCATATCTTGGATGGTTTATTAATAACGTAGTAATAATGAAAAAGGATGTGTGGGGCGTACCAAAATGAAAAAAAATATATTAGTAACAGGTGGTTCTGGTTTCATAGGTAGTGCTATAGTAGAAAAATTAGCAGAAAGTGAAAAGTATAATCCTGTTGTTGTTGATAGAAAAATTCAACCATGGATTTCAAAGATGGTAGGTACGTATAATTGTTATGAAATGTCAATACAAAATTTTCGCAAGGCTCATAATACATTAGATAAAATTGATGTAGAATGTGTAATTCATCTTGCAGCTTATCATTCTGTTTCTGAAAGTATTGTTTCATCAAAAAAATATCATGAAAATAATGTCGGAAGTTTGCTTGATATTATTTCTATGAAACCTAAAAAAATAATATTGGCCAGTAGTGCAGGAATATATGGTAGCTCATTAAATTCTCCATCTGCAACTGAAACTGCCACAAATCTGCCAGGTCTTCAAAGATATCATCTTCAAGCGAAAGACGCGACAAGTATAGTGGACGGCATAAAGAACGCCGCTCGGCATCCAATACCTTTTTCTGAATTAGATGAATTAAATGAACCAACAAATCCGTATGTAGAAACTAAATTATTATGTGAAACTATATTAAACGACTGGCACTGCATTAAAGGAATTTCAATGCGCATCTTTAATGCTGCTGGTGGAAGTGAAAAATATGGATATGTACAAGATCCACCAGCTCATCTCATTCCTATAATTATTAAAAAAATGTTTGATAATACATCTGAGCCGTTTAAAATATATGGTTCAAATCATCATACAACAGATGGTACATGTGTCAGAGATTTTGTGCATATTAAGGACATTGCAAATGCATTTGTATTAGCGTTAGATTACAACGGCGAAGAAAAGATTTTTAATGTGGGCTCTGGTGTTGGAAAATCTGTTCTTGAATGTATTGATTTTATTACACAATTAGCACAAAAATACTATGGACAACATCATTTATTTAATTATGTCATAAAAGATAAGCGAGATTGTGATCCAGCATTTTTAGTGGCTAATAATGAACTTATAAAGAAAGAATTGAAGTGGAATCCTTCATATACTTTTGAAGATATTATGTATGACGCTATAAAATGGGAAAAAACATACAGAAATGATGTTTATGGACGTTTTTTATACTCATAAAACTAAAATTTATATAAATAAATAAAAATGGAGATTGCCATGATAGATCAAATAAAAAACGCGGTCCTTGCATTACAGAACGGTGATACGTCTGTCTTTAAAGAAAAAATTGGTAACGTTTTAATGTCAAAAGCAATAGATATGATAAATCTACAAAAAATTTCTACTGGACAATCAATATTTGAACCGGCAAAAGATGACGAAGCTTCTGAATATGACTTATCACAGAACGAAGATGAACCACCTGTTCAGGAAGTAGAGGCAAAAGAAAATGCTTAATATTTTTTTAGAAATACAACAAGTAATGAAGGACTAATATGAAAAATTTTAAAGAACTATCAGAAAACCACGATGATGGTTATGAACCTCGTTCAAAGGGTGAGAAAGAATTTAAAAGTATTCATAAAATAGAAAAGAAACAGCACCCTACTGTTGATGATGCTGTTTTCAATGGCGATAGACCTGGTGGAAAAGTTAATAAGTCTGATCATAAGACAAGTTCTAAAGAACCAGGCGAACCCATTCTTAAGACATATAAAAATTTCATGAAACTTGGTGGATTTGGTGGGGACTCTTATAAAAATGTTGGCAATTCTGCAGGAGAAAAGGCTGCTATCATGCAAGGTTCTTCAAAAATTAAAGAAGGACTTGAACTGACAAAATCTGACAAGACGAAAGTGCTTGATGAAATATATGCGTCAGGAACTAAAGTGATAGTACCACATAAAGGTAAAATGGTACTTGGTAAAGTGGTTCGTTATGACAAAGGAGGTAAGTATGGAAGTCCATTTTATGTCGTAGATGTGGGTGAATATGAATCACTAATAGTTCCTGCTCATCATATAATGAGACAAGCGCATGTGGGTGATCCACATTCGTTTGATAGATATTATCGAGGAACGTTCCTCGCCAAAGAATCAAATGAAGAAATTGAACAGATTGATGAGTTGAGCCCGCGCACGAAGGCCGCATATGTTGCCAAGCGCGGGGCGCAACTGTCGTCCATGATGTACGGTCCCAAAAAGAACTATAATTTACTCACAGGCAGGCAGCAAGCCAATGCCGTGAAAGGCATCAAGCGTGCTACTCGTGTCAAGGAAGAGAATGAGGTTTCAAAAGAAATTGTGAACGAGATGAATTATAAAGCTGGTGATTTAAAACTTAATTCTGGTGAAATTGTAAAAATAAGCGATTCGGCCGCAAGTGCACTTAATAATACATTTAAAAGATTAAGTCTTGCTAATAAAGTTAATTTTCATAAGGAACTTATAAAAAATAAAGATTCATATCAATCAATTATGTATTTTGCACAAAGGATAGGCGGTGGCGGCGCGTGGCGGCACAGCGCGAGCGCTATTAAAGCACGCCAGCTTCCTGATCCTGCCAAATAATGTTAGTAGATATTCGTTGAAAAGCAAATATAGAACAATGAAGCCTGATCATCAGGGAAGGAAATAAAATATGGGTCAGAGAATTACTATAAATCAAAACAATGGCAGTAAAGGCACTAGCATATTAGTATGCGTTGCAAACACATCAGGCTTTTTAAAGACATTTGCAAACTCAGCAGTATCCAATACAACTCACAAAATCAACGTTTCTGGTGAAACCGTTTCTAAAACGCATATTGCTTATTTTTCTTGGTCAGGCGCTGCGGGTTCTACAGTAACTCTCTTAAGAGGCGGTAATACTGTATTTAAAGGAACAGGGACTGGCGAAAGAAATTTCTTTGAAAATCAAATTCGTCTTGAAAGTCCTACTGGCGGTGATGCACAAGCAAACGTAGTGTTTACTACATCTGGTGATATCACTTTTATAATTAAACTGCATAAGACTTCTGGAGAATAAGTAAAATGAAATTAATCACCGAATTTAATGAAAGTGATGTACAGTATTTAACTGAAACGAAAGATGGTGGCGGTAAGAATTATTATATTGAAGGCGTGTTTATGCAAGGAAATATTAAGAATCGTAACGGCAGGTTATATCCATTGGATATTCTTGTAAAAGAAGTTGATCGTTACAATAAAGAGTATGTATCACAAAATCGTGCATATGGCGAACTTGGTCATCCTCAAGGTCCAACAATTAATCTTGAGCGCGTATCTCATATCATTAAAGAATTAAAGCAAGACGGTGACAATATCTTTGGTCGTGCAAAGATTATGACTGAAACACCTATGGGCAGAATTGTAAAAAATCTTATGGAAGAGGGCGCTAAGCTTGGTGTATCTTCACGTGGTATGGGCACTCTTCGCAGTAAAAATGGAATTAATGAAGTACAAAACGATTTTCAATTAGCAACAGCAGCAGATATTGTTGCTGATCCATCTGCTCCAGCTGCGTTTGTACAAGGTGTTATGGAAGGTGTGGAGTGGCTACAAATAGATGATCGATGGATTCCAAAATATATTGAAGAAACACAAAAAATTATTAAAAAAGCTCCTAAAAAGGATCTTAAAGAAGCTATGATTAAATCTTTTGAAAGGTTTTTAAAACAACTCTAAAAGATGTTTTTTATAAATAATAAAAAATAAATTGTATTAATTAAGGAGATATGAAATGTCTGACAAGAAACAAAAGGTAAGCGAAATCGCTACTGATGCTCCTGAGCATGAAGATGAAGACCTTTTAGAGTTTAAAGCCTCTATGGGGGTACCATCTGAAGTGCCTGAGCCATCAGGCAAAAAGACTGATGAAAAGCCTAAGGGTAAAGGTGAATCTATGCCAAAGTTAAGTACAAAAGCTGGTATGATTAATGCAGTTATGCAGTCAATGTCAAAAATGAATAAGGAAGATATTAAGACTGTATATGGCAAAATCTTCAATGAAGATGTTGTTAATGAAGAGGAAGAAACAGAAAAAACTTCTGTTCGTGAAATTAAAAAGATTTCTGCTGAAGATATTGATGTTTCAAAAGACATTGAAGCTATCTTTAACGGTACTGATTTTGTCGATGAAGAATTCAAAGAGAGAATTTCTACTGTTTATGAAGCGGCTCTTGTTGCAAAGATCAATGAAGAGATTGAAAAATTTGCGACTAGTGCAGAGACCGAAGTGGAAGCAGTTACCTCTACTGCTATTCAAGAGTTAACTGATAAAATTGATTCGTATTTAGATTACATTGTGGAAGAGTGGGTTGAAGAAAATAAACTTGCTATTGATCGGGGCATTCGCGCTGAAATGGTAGAAGATTTTCTTTCTGGTCTAAAATCTCTATTTGAAGAGCATTATGTTGATATTCCAGAAGAAAAGGTCGAAGTTGTTGAAGAGCTTGTTGGTAAAGTTGAAGAGTTAGAGAAAAAGCTTAACGAAGAAATTGATCGTAATGTTCAATTAAATAAGACAATTAAAGTTTTCGAAAAAGAAGATGCTTTTTCTAAGGCTACTGAATCTCTTACCGATACTCAAGTTGAAAAGTTAAAGAATCTTGCAGAAGGTATTGAATATACCAATGCAGAAACTTTCACTAAAAAAATCAATATATTAAAGCAACAGTATTTTAATGCTAAGATTGATGAAAAGGTTAATCATTCTGAAATTGTTGATGACAGTAAGAACCCTGTGTCTCTTTCAGAAGAGAAAGTCATAACTGGTGCCATGGCTGGTTACATGAAAGCCATTTCTAAATCTACTAGAAAATAATGGTTTTATAAATAGAAGAAAACGTCGATTAAAAAAAATACAGTAAGGAGAAAATAAGATGTTTCTAACTGAAGAATTAAAAAATAAGTGGCAGCCAGTCCTTGAGCATCCTGACCTTGCGGAAATTAAAGATGCTCATCGGCGCGCGGTCATGGTTACTCTTCTTGAGAATCAAGAAAAGTCTTCACGCGAGCAGGCTATTGGTTCAGGTGGTTACAGCGCTCCAACACTACTAGGAGAAGCTGCACCAACTAACGCAATGGGCGCTTCAAGCTCAACAGCAGCAGCTGGTTCTGTTGATATTTTTGATCCTGTGCTAATTTCTCTAGTGCGGCGTTCAATGCCAAATCTAATTGCATATGATGTTTGCGGCGTGCAGCCAATGACTGGTCCTACTGGTCTTGTTTTTGCTCTACGTCCACGGTTTGGTTCACAGGGTGGTGCAGAAGCTTTATACAATGAAGCAGTCACTACATTTTCATCAACTGCTAACAACAGCGTTGGCGGCGTAACATTTACTACAAAAGATGGCGCAGCAGCAGCACAGGCGGGTGCAGACCCAACTGCTCGTGCATCTGGTTCAGGTTATACAGTAGCATCTGGTATGACTACGGCCAATGCTGAAGCTCTTGGCGATGCGGCAAATAACAAGTTTTCTGAAATGGGCTTCTCAATCGAGAAAGTTGCAGTCACTGCTGTTTCTCGTGCTCTAAAAGCAGAATACACCATGGAACTTGCTCAGGATCTTAAGGCAATTCATGGTCTTGACGCAGAGACTGAGCTTAGCAATATCCTATCAGCAGAAATTCTAGCTGAAATCAATCGTGAAGTTATTCGTACAATTAACTATACTGCAACTGCAGGCGCACAGCAAAACGTAACCACAGCTGGCACGTTTGATCTAGACGTTGATGCAAACGGTCGTTGGTCAGTAGAGCGCTTCAAGGGCCTAATGTTCCAAATTGATCGTGAAGCCAATCAGATTGCCAAGGCAACTCGGCGCGGCAAAGGCAACTTCCTAATCTGCGGTTCAGATGTTGCATCTGCTCTACATATGACTGGCATGCTTGATTACAGCCCAGCAATCGCGACTAATCTTAATGTTGATGACACTGGCAACACATTCGCTGGTGTTCTAAATGGCAGCACTAAGGTTTATATTGATCCATACTTTACCTCTGCTGCTGGCAAGCAGTATGTTACAGTTGGTTATAAAGGCCCAAGTCCTTTTGATGCTGGTCTTTTCTATTGCCCATATGTACCTCTACAGATGGTGCGTGCTGTTGGTCAGGATACATTCCAGCCAAAGATTGGATTTAAGACTCGTTACGGAATGGTTGCTAACCCATTTGCTACTTCAGCAGCAAACGGCGTTATTTCTTCACAACAGAAGAACATTTACTATCGCTTTATTATCGTAACGAATTTGATGTAATAATAAAAAAACATAATTATATTAAACTTAGAGGGAGGTTTTGTGCCTCCCTCTTTTTTTATTGACTAAATAATTTAAAAAGAGGAATATTATGTCACTTACAACAAATAAAAATCTATTATCACCACTTGGCGTAAGATTTGTATTAAATCGATTACCAAATGTTGAATATTTTTGTCAGACTGCTAATCTTCCTGGCATCACCATTAATGAAGCGCCACAAACAAACCCATTTGTTACTATACCTAGACCTGGTGATAAAGTAACGTATGAGCCATTGAATATACGTTTTAAAGTTGATGAAAATATGGAAAACTACATTGAAATTCATAATTGGATTATTGGATTAGGTCATCCACAAAATTTCGATCAATATAAAAACTTAAAGGATAACGATTTAGTATTTTCAGATGCTTCTATTGTTATTCTTAGTTCTAATAATAATCCATCTATAAGAGTTTCTTTTAAAGATTTATTCCCATTGTCATTGAGTTCTCTTCTATTTGATGTAACACAAACTGAAATTCAATATCTTGAAGCAGACGCCAATTTTAGATATGCATATTTTGATATAGAAACCCTTTAAAAAAATATTTACTTATTAACTTATATATGATACATTAAACGTAATGTAATATCAATTGCAATAAATTGGAGTAAATAAATGTCATCAACATACGATATCAGTAAAATTCTAAGTGAATTTTCAAACCAAGATGATTTTGGATTCACTGCGGTCGATGAAGCCGAATATGAAGCAGTTATTGCAGAAAAAGATGAGACTGTAGAGGAATATAAAACAAGATTAAAACAGGTGGAAAAAATTATTATGCCTTTCTTGACTAATCTATACAAAACTGCAAATCAACCATATATTCATTGGCCAAATCGTGGACCAATGGTAGAAAAACAAATACAAAAAATTCTTACTTTAACAAGAGGATAATATTAAATTAAAAATATAGTGAAATGAATAAGCAACAATTGAAACAACACCTTTCAAATCGAGAGGTTAATTTTAATGATAGTGAAGGTGCAATTCTCGATGCGCGAACGCATCTTCGAGCGCTTTGGCAACTCAATGAGTATGCCGCGAACTACGCAATTGGTCTCGCCGATCATGCCGCATCAGGATGCAAAGAATTTAATAAATTAATATCCATTCGACCTATGGTTTGGTTGTACTTAAATGAATTCGTTGATAATAACATAAAACATAAAATCGTTGCGGGCGTGATGGCGCATGATCATGCACCTGATATTGACAATATTAAACATTTTGTACATAATCATGTACGTCAAACAATCAAAGACAAAAAATTGTAATGAATAAAAAAATGAATAAGCAACAATTGACCGACGCCGTCGACATCGATGTTGAGCGGGATTGGAACTACGTATTGAGCGACGGCAGCTTGTCGTCAGAAGG